TTACAGCATTGCGATTTCTTTTGTATCTGACGTTTTAAATGTCATGTACAAACGGCCGAGTAGCAAAATGGTTATGCAGCGGATTGCAAATCCGCCCACGCCGGTTCGATTCCGGCCTCGGCCTCCATACTGAAAACCCCGCAGATCAAGGTCTGCGGGGTTTTTTATTGGGTGCTGAAAAGTGAAGTGTTCCATTTCTTTGGGCATGGTGTTCCATAACTAACTCACTTTGTGGGCTTGGCGATGGCTCCAACACGCCGGTAAACCCGTTCCGTAATCCCTTCTTTTGAGTGCCCAAGAAGTGCGCTCGCCTCCGAAATATCTGCAATTTCCGACGCGGCCTTTGGCCTGATGTCTCGAAATTGAAATTGTATAATCCGCTTTGCTTCCTCCTCTGATCCCGATGCTCTTGCCCTATCAGCGGCAAGCAAGCGAGTGGCGTCCCAGCGGTTGCGCATCATTTGCCAGGACACCCGCACACCGCTTTTGCTGAGAATGAAATAAGGTGAGGTGTGAGCAGCATTGCGCTGCATGATTTGGTCAAGCAACAGCCCGAGACTGCTGCGGCCGACACTGGTGTTCAAGTGAATGCGTAGGCGCTTGCCAGTCTTACCTTGGCGTACCAGCAAAAAATCCCCCACCATATCGTCGCGGCGCATCGCCAAAACATCAGCCGGGCGCTGTCCAGTCAGATAGGCCAAGTCCATCGCGTCCTGAACTTCTTGTGGAGCGCAGCCATAAACTGCTCGCCATACGTCGTCATTGGCGTAATAGTCCCTGGGTTTCTCTTTGTTCTTGCGAACACCGAGGCACGGATTCTCCTGTCGAGTTAACCCCCACTCCCTGGCTATGTTAAATACGTGCGAGAGCAGTGCGAGTTCTCTATTTGCTCGCGTCTTGGCTGATCGGGCATCACGGTATTGAGCCACCATAGACGGCGAGATTGCATCAATAGGCGCGTCATCAAATACAGACCTCAGTTGGCGAAGTTCGGCGGCATTGTCTTTTTGCGTCCTTGGCGCCTTCTTTGGAATGATATCTCTGGCGTATCGATCAAATATCCCTCTCATTACAAGTAGGTCTAATGGTTTTTCTTTCGACTCCAGTTCGGCCCACTTCATACGGGCCTGGTCGATATCTTTACCCAGCGGAATGTCATGGCCCGTTGCATCGCGGTAATAGTAAGCCGTCCACACTTTCCCATTTTTGCGCAGGCGTGTTCGCTGATACATCCGTGGCGGCAGGTGTTGGTTTTCGGTTTTGCGAGGGCGCATTTCAACTTACTCGAGAAAAGTCAGGAGTCCAGGTAGGGGCGGGTGGCGGGGGTTGGGTTGCCAGCGTTGGCGAGATTATTCCTAGCTTCATGCGTGCGAACATCCGGCCAACGAGAGGGCGACCGCCGCGACTTTCGACAAAGACCCAATTGCGGTTTTTAAGCCATTGGCGCTGATATCCGCGGTGTTTGTACCCAGTTAGATCGGCCAGCTCTTCCTCTGAGAGGATTTCAGTTTCCATGGTTGCCTCCTGGTGTCCCAATTACATAAATGGCAATCGAATACCCGGCCACAATCCAAAGCGCGGTACCGGCGAATGCGCCAACCAGATGAGCGTCAGAGCCGTTTTCGGTTAGCGGAAGGATAGCCAGGCAGAACCATGTAACGCTGGCAATCAGGTAAAGCGTGACGACCAGCAGGAACAGGCAGAGCTGTTTGGTGCTGAGAGCTTGAAGTGAGGGCATAGAAAATCCTTGCCTGCCGAACTACGGCTGGCATGTAGAGGGATTGGGGTTAGGAGTCCTTGCGATCTGGTGGGGAGGGCGGGAAGCCAAAGTGATGCCGCCGTTTGCCTGTGTACCCGCATTCGCTGCATCCCGCGGGCTGGCCACAACTACATCCACCCTCGCAGCCGCAACTGCATCCGGAGCAATCAAGGGTGCACCAGCTTTCTTGCTCAACTTCCCCTTCTTGGGTAATCGCGTAGTTGATACGACGGTCTAGGCGAAAGCCGGTAATCTTTTCGGCGTCCTCGTAGGTAGCGGGCACTGACCGGAAACCGTATTGGGCGGCAGGATCATCAATAAAACGACGAACAGCTCTCATGGCCTCACCACCTCGACCAAGGCCCAGCAGATCTGTCTGGCATAAACTGATGGCACGCGCTTAACCTGGCCGGCGCGCTCCAGGCGTTCCAGCTGGCGGCGCACCCAATTGGTTTTTAATCCCTTGTGCCCGGCCATGCTCAGACCGTTACGAATGACATAGGTCATCTGTTGCGAGCCCCAATACATGATCTGGGCTTTTATTTCGGCATCGGTGGGTTTTGGCTTGATAGTCATCAGTAGTCACCCCAGCCCAAGCCCTGAATGTATTCGTTCGGAATGGTTACAGCCTCCGCCGGCACCGTGCTTTCGACTTCAAGGTTGCCGAAATATCCAATGGCTGCCTTGGCGCGCTCGATTGAAAGCTGTGCATGTCGCATCTGCCAAGACTTGCGTGCCTTGTACGAGCGCAGTGCCAGTGCCTTGTCGGTGTAGGCAAAACGCCTGCCCCAGCTACCACCTTCTTTCAGCACGCGCTTCCGGCGTTTCTTCACCGCCTCGGCGGTCCAGCTGTATTGCGGACCCTTGATCAGGTCACAGGTATGGGTGTCGCCGATGTAGTAGCACTGCGTGGTTTCTCCGATAACCTGGTAAGTGATGCAGTGCACCTCAAGACCATCCGGGCCAATGGTGTCGATGTAACGGAAGTGGTCCGGCCAGGCTTTCTTCTTTTCTTCAGGCATGACTTCGTCCTTACCGCTGTAGCGGCTGATCTATGGTATTTAGTTTTGCAGTTGCGTATTTGTGGATGAGACCTAAAGTAGGCTTGCTAGATGTAACTATCTGGAAATAAAGGAGTGTGTTTCGTGCAATATGAAAAACAGATGTCGTTGACGCATCGATATAGGGGGCAGACTGTATATTTAAAATTTTATTGGATGAAGCCTAACGACAGCGCACCTGCTGCAGTACATATTGTTGACGCGAGCGATGTGTCTGGTTTCGGTGTTACGGCTGCTGAATTGGTCGAGAACTGGCCTGATTACCCAAGCGCATTAGCTGAAGCGGTTGAAGCAGCGAAAACATTCATTGATAGCCAATTAGGTTGAACTATTTGTTCTGCAAGTGCAGCTCAACCGCTTGGGCTTGGTGCAATTTGCTGAATTGGTCTGGGGGCGTGGGCACGTGATTTGTTGCATTGGTCGCACATGACGTTCAAGTCCAGCGGCCGCATGGGGCCGCCATTGATCCGGACGGTTCGGCGGAGCGCGGTCATGCTGCCACCGCCTGACGCTCGATTGCTCGCCATGGATCATTCGCCCGGGCAAGTGCAGCCATCGGCGGCGGGCTGACACTGTTGCCACACATATGAACCTGCTGGGTTTTGGTAAAGGGCTTGCCATCGGCGCCGTAACCTATGATGTAGTCGCCCGGGAAGCCCTGAGCCTTGTACAGCTCTGCCGGTTGTAGCATCCGCAGGCAGATGTCGACGATTACATACGGCGTGCCTTTGATGGTCACGGTGACCAGTGCCAGACGGTCGCGGGTGGTGATGGTGGGTGTCGGCTCGTTGGCGTCACTCACATTCTCGGTGCCGTAGTAGCTGATCAGGAATGCCGCGACCCTCAGTGCACCGGCTTCAACCTCCGGCGACAGTTGCAGCTCAACCAGAGAGCTTTTGCCGCCACCGCCCGCTGTGATTGTTGGAGTTGGCTCGTCCAGGGCTTGGCCGACACTTGCGCCGAACTGGCGCTCAAGAAATGCCGTCATTAACCCGTGGTGTGTACCGCCGGCGCTGATGGTGTGTAGTGGGTCATTCAAATCACGCGCATCGCAGTTACCGCGCAAGTGCACCAGGTTGGCGGTGACCAGTTGTTGCTGGCTGCCGGTATTGGTCACTGTGGTCATAGGGGCGTCCATGCTTTTGGCGGCGGTGGTATTGAAGCCGCCATTCATCTGCGCCATGAACACCGTTGAAATCCCCATTGCATGCGCAGCACCGGCTGGGCGCTTGTAATTCCCGCCGCTGGTGATTGTTGGCAACGGCTCATCCAGCGCCTTGCCTTCATCGGTAAACCTGAACTTCACCAGGTGCGCTGCTGCGATTGCATGTTTAACACCGCCCGCCACCACCGTGCCCAACGGCTGATCCAGATCAGGTACTCGCGGTGCTTGGCCCGCTCTCTCCCCGTAACCGGTTTGAACGAGCGTTGGACTGACAATCGAGAAGGCGCCGCCCTTTGGGTAGGAGGTCACGGTACGCAGCGGCTCGGCCGCAGATTGCACGCTTTCCCCGGACCAGTTCGCGATTGGCACGATAAAAGGGTTTGTGGCATCGAGCACGAACTTGCGCATACCCTTGGCCACGCGGCGCAGGGTGGCCGGGGCCAGATCCTTTTTACGGCCGAAGATGCTTTTGCTGGGGATGCTCCAGTCAATGCACTCGGCGGCAGTGCGCCACTTCTGCTGACCCTTGGCGGGGTTCTTTGCGTGAGTGGGCTCCGGCCACACGATAGGCTGACCATCGCACCGTGCGATCATGAACAGGCGTTCCCGACTGGTCGGTGCTCCGAAGTCGCAGGCCTTGATCACACGCCATTCGACGACATATCCCAAGCGCTGCAATTCAGCCACGAAAACTGCCCACGTTTGGCCGCGGCGTTTTGGATCGGGCACTAAGAACTGTTCGTTAACCGGTACAACTTCGCCTGCCTCGGCAATTCCGCCACCCAACTTGATGACACGCCCAGTCGACTTGCAGCGCTTTGCCACCAGTGGCCCCCACTGAAGGATCTGCTTCACGTTCTCCAGGCTGATCACCCGGGGCCGTTTCTTGCCAGCCCACTTAAGGCCGATCCACGACAGGTTGCGAATCTCGCGTTTGCGGGGCTGCCCACCGGCAGCCTGGCTGTGGTGGGTGCAGTCCGGCGACATATGGAACCAGCCCACGGCCCGGCCACCGCATTCAGTATCAGGGTCGCCCTCAAACACATCAGTGGTGAAGTGCTTCGCATGTGGGTGATTGACTGTGTGCATACTGATGGCGGCAGCACTGTGATTTTTGGCGACCGTTACTCCACGGCCAAGGCCCATTTCCAGCCCGGTACCGGCGCCGCCACCGCCGCAGAAGAAGTCCACGACGATTTCGTCATCCTGCTGGTTGAAGCCAAGGCCGTATTGGGTTTTAAAATCGAAGGGGTGTTTTTTCTGCTGTGAAGACATGATGGCTCCTCGCCGGTATAGTCCGGGAAAAATGGAGGGTTGTGATGTTTGCATTTGCAGGAGCCGTAGGTACCGAGGCTCGATCAAGGTTTGCGACTTGGATTTACTACGTAATTGTTGTTTTGTTACTTGTCGTCGCGTTTGCTACCCCGCTTGTTGCAGCGTTTGGATCATGGCTGCCTGCTGGAGAAGCGAGGGCAAGCTGGATTCAAAGAAGTGGAGCCGTGACAACGCTTTTTTCGTTCATTGCGGGAGCTATGGCTGTATTCACCAGCGGACAGCTTTACACCCCTGGTTTCTTTGGCGATGTCATTAAGCTGCAAGTATTGAAGGAATTTAATATTCGCTTTCGAATTGCCGAGGCTGCAGTCTTCTTATTGAGCGTGGCTGGAACCTTCATTTGGGGGTATGGCGATCTGGTTTACAAGGCAATGCATGGATAGAGTTGGGTTATCTCCGAGCGTAGGTCTGCCTCGCCTGCTGGCGTGATTCGTTGATATGAGGTGTTACGGGTGACCGGCATGGAGCCCGTTTTCTTTGGGCGTAGGAAATTCTCTGGCTCATGCTAAAGTGCCACCACTTACCAACGGGGGTTTAGAGATGGTACAGATAGTTGAAGTCATCGCGGAATTCAAAGCTGACGGATTCATCAACGTGGGACGTGGAACTCGTGCGCGAGTGGTTCGCCTTGATGGTGCGGAGCAATACGGAATCGAAGTTGATGATGTGGTGAGGGGAGTAGCTATACCATCTGGCCTTTTCGATACCGCTGAGGATGCCAAAGCGGCGTTATTTCAATTCTGGGATGAGTGCAACGAAGCACTTCAAAATAATCCTTCATGGATGCAAGCTCGGTAGCAAAACGGCTCTGCTCGATTGCGCTGCCCTTGCCGGGAGGCGTTGTCGTTGAACAGGGAAGGCGCTGGTGTTTAGCGCAGGACGGTCAGGGGCGATTGTCAGCGCCGCAATTCAGACAGTTGTGTTCAAAGCGTTGCGCGTCACTGATGAACCGACCGCAGCCGTCACAATTGAACATCATCGGTCTGGACTTCTTCGGCTTGGGCAACTTGATGCCGGTGCCGCGCAGGGCTTCTTTGATGCTCACGTCATCGCGCTCGACCAACCGGCGGCTATGCGCGTCGATGTAGGGCTTGGGCCAGACCACCGCACCGGACTGACCGAGCTTACCGATCCAGGTCACGGTGTGAGCTCTCTGCACCACCACGGCCTTGGAAAGGTCGCTTGTGAATACTCCGCCCTCACAAAGCCAAATCAAGTTGTTTCCGTTCCAGCGCTGCGGCTGCTGGATGTAAAACTCGGCTGCGTCGTTGTTCTGGTCCAGGGCTTCGCTCAACGTCACACACTGGCAGTCGACACCAATACGCGCCCGGGCATCGACGTAGGCCTTGGGCCACGGGATGTCAGTGTCGCGGTGATCGCAAGTGCCTTCACGGGTGAACACCTGGGCCTTGGCTAGGTCGGTGACATACCCGGAGCCGCCAAAGCCCCAGAACGACAACCCGTCGCCGACGTAGGCGTGACTGCGGCTGTCTTGCAGGTAGAACTGATCGTCCATGAATTATCTCCAGTCAGGCGCCGCCCTCCGTAATCGGTGGTGGCAATTTGGTTTGGGTTGGGGTATTACGAGAGACCGGCACGGGGTCGGTTGATATGGAGAGTCAAATTGGAGCAGTACTCGTTTCGCGACATCCACAATGGAAAAGTTTTCACCATTTACATCAATTTCCATGGTGGGCATGTAACGGCGCGCCTTGTAGTCGACGGCTTTCCGCAAATCAAATGCGCAGAACAGTCTTGGCCTGATAAAGACACCGCAGTTGCTGCCGTATGGGAAGATGCGAGAAGTAAGATCGAGGGTCTTCCAGCCTAATCGGTCTCATCGCTTCCTAGCCGCAAAGCTTCGCGGTTGTAGGCGAGCAGCAATTTTGCCGACACGTTTTCGGGTATCACATATTCGTGTCGCGGAGGCGTGAGGAACTGCGCTGATCCCGCTGGGCCCAGGCCGTGCAGGTGGTGAATCATCAAGGTCATGGCCTCGCCCTGTTCCTCGATTCTGTTCCAGGCCATCAGGTCAGCCAAGGCTTGGCGGGTGCCGGCCATGGTATGGAGTCGCAACTCTTCCTCGCCGCGAGTCTTTCGCCTCGCCGCAGTCTTTGCCGATCGTTCTTTCTGCGCGGCAGCCATGGCCTACCTCTTCAATTCCGCTGGCCGGCAATGCCAGCCATGTTTGACGTTTGCGTTGCTGGATGCGGGCTATGCGTTTCATGCCGCAACCTTTTGCTGGTTCCAGGCGCCGACCGCTTCAAAGATCCGTGCTGCGTGATCTTCTTCGAGCGATATCGACTCAGGAATGGCGATCCACCCCGAGGCTACCATCTGGTTTTGGTTGGCTGCGTCTCGCAGTTGCTTGTAGCAATGCTCGATTACGTCCTCCAGATGGTCGGAGAGATAGACACCATCAGGCACCACCTCGATGGATTTGCTGTAGCGGTCACCGCGAGTATCAATACAGAGCACGCTGAGGTAGATCGTCCACCGGTGGGCAATGTCGCACACTGCCTGCCCAATTTTCCCGGGTGCGATGTTCTTCAGCGATTTGTAATTGATCATGCCCTGGCGGCCACTGGGGTCGATGTTGACCACGGCGACGTGATTGGATGCCAGTAGCGAGCGGCACGACCGGGCGATGCGCGCCTGCAGGTTATGCGTCTTGCGCTTGCTCATAATGCCTCCGCGAGTTTGCGCAGCGCTTCACGCTCGGCCCGGGTGATGGGCGGCTTGCGGCGCTTGAGGATGGTTTCGGGATCGATCTTGGTGGAGCGGGGCGGTGGCAGCGGTTTGCGTGGCGGGCTTGGCAACTGCGCGACTGTCCCGCCAGCGGCCAAGAACTCCGCCGTGCGCTCCGATATCGAGTAAGCGTCCTGGCGGTGCTGCTCGACCAGGCTGAGGTGGTTGCTGATCATGCTGCCGCCTTGGCGAGTGTTACCCCGGCCATGCTGAAGGTTGATCCCTGCGCCGCGACCATCGCATCGAGCGCTTCCCAGTTGACCGAAAGGACGCTGATCGGCGCTTGACCATATGCCACGGCTTTCACCAGGGCCTCGAAGTCCGTCACGCTGGCCTGCAGCGCTACCTGCTCGACCACGTGGCTCGTTACTGGCTTTGTAGCCTGGGCGACGGGTGCCGCTGTCTGAACTGGCGTGGCGCGGGCTGGCTCGGGCGCCGCCACTTTCTCCACGACTGGCTGTGGCTTGATGGCTGCCAGCCGCTGGGCTTCCTGCTCTTCGGCGATGCGCTTCGCGTCGGCCTTTGCCTGCTCGGCCTGCTGGTGTTCGGAGATGCGGAATTTGATCAGCGTTACCAGGTCATCGTTGGCCTTGGTCACCAGCTGCTGCACGTCGCTGAACAGGAAAGCGTGATCAACGGCGAGCTCCGCCAGACTGGTCAGGTTCAAGCGAATGCTGTCCGCGGCCTGGCTTGCATCGATCTTCGCCCGGGCCAGTTCGGTATCAACTGCGTCCTGGAGACTGGCGATGGTCCGCTTGCTCTTCATGGCGCCGGCGAAGTCCGAAATGATATGAGGCAGCGTGACTTTACCCAGCGTCTTGTTGATAGCGGCGATATGATCCGCCAGCGCCAGTTCGGCCTTTTGCTTGATAGTGGTCTTCACCAGCAGCTCTTGAGCCTTCACCAGTTTGTCGACCTTCAGGCGAGTCTCGCGTGCATGGGCGCTGATGCGATCCAGCGAGGAAAACAGTTCGTCGATGCTTTGGGTCTGCGACAGGGCTTGTTTCTTGGCGACCGCGACAGCCTCTTCAACATCGCCGCACCATTTGACCGCCTTCTTGGCGTCGGCGAAGTCCTGGTCGGTGGAGAGCGTGGTTTTCACCGAATCGATGACAGCCAGGGCCGAATCTTCAAACATCTTCAGGTTGCTGGCCGTTACCATGCCGGTCAGCTCGATGCGCAGCGCTGGCAGCTCGTCAGGTGCCTTGCCGACGACTATTGAAGGCGCGTCGGCCATCTTGAAGTTGGCCAGGTCTGCCTCGAACTGTTTCCAGCCTTCGACCAACTGGGCCGCGCGCCCGGCGACGGGCCGGTACTCCATGTGCACGAAGTTCTCCGGCGTGCCGTCCGAGCAAACAAAGATAACCCGCTCAGCGCCGCTCACCAGCAGTTGCTGCTCAAGCTGCCAGTAGTAATGCGGAGCCAGGTCGCCGGCTTTCACCTGGGCCACGACCGACTCATTCCACAGCTTGTGTTCGAACAGCGTCTCGCCGAGCATCGTGGCGCCATCCATGGATGCCAGCAGGTTGCCCTCGGTAGCAACGATCGGATAAAGCTCTTCGCCGATCAGCGCTTCAGTCAGTGGGCGGGCCAGGGCTTCAGTAGCGTGACCTTTGTCGAAGATAAACTGCTGAGAGGGCGTGATGTCCGGCGTGATGCCGGTCTTTTTGGCTGCCAGCAGGTCCGTGCGGGTTTGGTACTTCGAGGCGCCCATCATTGCCGGGGCTTCGGAGGCTGTACGGAACCTGGCGCGAAGGGCAAGCCACTCGGCGGAGCCTTGAGCTACGTTGTGAATTTTCATGCTGAATCTCCATCGAGGGCTTTGAGGTTGGTGATTTTTTCAATCTGCGCCGGGCTCAGCGTGTACTTGCTGCTGATGGTCGCAATGAGGTGTTCAGGGCTCGTGCGGTTCGAGTCTATAAGTGGCTGCCACTTCACGATGTTCTCGGTCAGCAGTTCGTCGGAGTAGGCGGTCAGCGCTTCTGGCTCAGGTTGGGCTTGCTGTCGTGGGCTGACATCGCGTGCCGGCTCCTCGAAGGCCTTGCCTTCCATCTCGTCAGCCGTTGGCGCCGATCCAACTTCAGGAAACGCTTTGCGCAGGGCCTGGGCCTCGGCGCATTTGGCGAGCTGGGCAAATGCTCGACGCTTCCACATGGCGTTGGGCGCCGCGGTGTCCTTGCTCGAAGTCGCGTAGTTCTCAAGCCAGCGCTCGTTGGCGGTGTACTCGGCCACCAGCCCGTTGCTCATCTGCCGCTTGACGGTCACGCGGCACCATTCGGGATACGTGACTTCTACGCCGCTCAACTTCGCCGTTACTGGAGGGCCATATTCAGGCTCGCTGATTCCGGCGTACTGGCCGGTGCGTGCCGCTTGAATGCGGTACAGGCCGATGCCCGGCATCACCGTGTCCTGCATCTTTTTCGTCTTCGAATTCCAGATCGGGACGATGTGCACCGGCTTCAACATTGGGTCCAAGTGCGCGGCCTGGCAGTAAGCCAACACCATCACTACAGAGTTCTTTTCTGCGCCGGGGTAGAGGCTGCTGCTCAGCACTTCAACGAGCGCGGCCTCCGACATCGCAGGCGTGTTGTCGTCCTGTTTCATTACTGCGGACATGGGGAATCCTTGCCGCGATGCTCGCAGCGTTCAAAAAGGTTTTGAGTTACTGGCTGGCGCTATCAGCGAGGATGCTGAGTAACATCAGGAAGGTGAGCAGGGCGAGGACTGGAGCTGATCCGCGCCATAGAGCGAAACGGCGCTGGCGTTGGCGTGAACTCAAGCCGCATCCTCTCGCTGCTCAAACCGGTAAGCCGCGGCATCTGCTGCCAGCTCTTCAGCGCGAGCCCGACCGTAATCATTGGCCCAAGGCCGAATCAGGGCTTCGGCTACATCGTGCAGCGCTGTCGGGTGATGTTTGACTTTGGGCGCGCCGAGAGCAGAACAAGCAAGGTCGTAGGCCTTGCCGTGAACGCGGCGCCCGCCGGCAACGATTTCGCAAATCATCTGCTCAATCGGGTATTCGCGGTTGTCAGCCAGCAGTGGGGCGATTTGCTCTTGAGCGCCCAGGTGTTCCGCTAATGCCTCGTACAGCGATTGCGGTGTGACCAGAGCAACCGACTTGCCGAAAGGGCGCGGGGCGGTGACGTTATCGCCACAGATCAGGGTGTTGATTGCATCGTGAAGCCAGTCCGGGCCTTCGACGGTATCGAGAAAGTCAGGCATTGCAGCTACTCCTGCTCAAGTTTGCGTGCATAAGCGCAGGCGGCGTTGTGGTCGCGGCGAAAACCCTTCACCTTATTGGTGCGGGCATCGACGATGTGGAAGAACTCGCCGCTCACTGGGATCACCCGGTAGCGCGGGGCACGTTTAGGCTGGGTGGAGCCGACCAGTCCGAGGCTGATTGCTACAGACATGTTTCGGCGCTGGTGCATTGCGAGCGCTACATCACAGTAAGCGCGGTGACTTGGGTTCATGGTCGCCTCCAGGCAGACGAGGTCGTCAATTCAGATACACAGGGATGCATCCCATCATTCCGCTGATCGCCAATGGCGCGGAAGGCTGAGTGCGAGAGGAAGGGGTGGTGCGGATTAGAAACGTATCGCGAGAGGCGCCAAGGGTTAGCTTTAACGGCTAACCCTAAGCAAACAGGAACATTACTCCACGGTGCAGATCCAGAGATGATTGTGCCGATAAGGAGCGCGAGTGAAGTGGATATCTGAAATCAGATTTAGGCCTCGCTCTTTAAGCGCTTCGGTCAGCTGTACGAGTGTCTCTGCTTGGATAGTCATTGCTGTTACCTCGTCAGATTTACTGCGTTCATAATTCTTGACCGGGAAGACAGCTATCTAATTCAAATTTTTTATAACCCGGCTGATACGTTCCGGGGAAGGCAAGGTAGTTATGATAAGTCAACGCTAGGGCTAGTCGCTTGCAGCCAAGGCTGAACTTATTTCGCGTTCGGCCTGAATCCGCTGATAAATCTCATCCCGGTGAACCGCAACATCAGCCGGCGCGACAATTCCAAGCTTCACTTGCTGTCCGCAAACGATCAGCACCTGGATGCTGATGTCGTCGTTGATGCGGATGATTTCGCCTACGCGGCGGGTGAGTATCAGCATGGTCCTACTCCTTGTTGATTGTTTTCCCATCTGGCCCTGTTGCCAAGGCCAGTCGGTGAAATCAGGCAGCGCGAGCCAGTTCAGCCTGTGCCAGCAGTTCCGCTACAGCCTCGGCCGGGGTGCAGCCATCGGCGTAGAAGTCATGCAGATCACTTTCTTCTCGCGAGCCCAGGCCTACCTGGTGGCCAAGCAGCTCGGAAGCCTTGTCGATCCAGCGGAAGTAAGCGCGCTCTTGAGCGTCGATGCGGCCTTCATCAGCCGCCATGGTTGCCATGTTGAACATCGTGAATCCCTCCGGTTGATTTCCCGGATGCCACTCATGGAATGGCACCTGGTGAAATCCCAGCCTCGCTACTGGCGACAGACCGGGGTAATGCGTCAGCGGTGATCGCTCGAGCTCAGCCGCCGACGGCCCTGCTCTCAGTTCGGTTGGCCTTGAGCTTCCCTATCACCTCGCGTAGATCGGCCTCGGCGGGGTGGTCATGGGGTCAGGTGTTCGCTACACGACTGCCAACTGCAGCTCTGCGGCCCATTGAGTGGGGTAGTCCGTCGTGGGTTGCCGGTCCGTGTTCCGGCTGGGCTTTTTACTTCTTTGACTGGTTCCTCCTATGGGTATTTGTTCTCCACCACGCATCGGTGCGAGTCATCTCTCACCGGCGCCGCACATTTCGTGTTCGATGCATTGCCAGTTTGTGTGCGTAGTTTCGCGTGCTTGCATGTGGAAGCACGGCAGCTACCAGAGGCTGCATGGGCGACGGTTTAGCTTTCTCACCACCGGGTTAGCCGGTACGTCGCGGGGTCACGTCAGGTTGTGTAAAGAGCGGCGGAACTCTTGAGTCCCTGTCGCTGCGTGTCTGTTGCTGCGATGAACTAAAAGTAGCACTGCTGATATTTGCAGTCAACAGCAGTGCTGCTATTTTTGGGATGGCACAAAAAAACCGCTCAGTGGCGGGCCTAGTAGTGGCTCAAAAAGGGATTTTCCGGTTTAAGCTCTGTGGGAGAGCTCCCCGAAAATTGAATGACTGATTCTTAAATTCTTAAGAACTTCTGCGTCACCTTGTCTTTCTTCATAGGAATCATTGCGCCATCTGGCTTATCGCCTTGTCAGCTACCGACTATCAGGGCAAATGTACCGAAGCCTTTTATTGAATCCCCCCTAAATTAAGTCCGGACTTTTCCATCCGCGGCGTGCGCCCACTATTGAATGGCAGGGATGGGCCGCTATGGCACTTCCGCCGCCAAGGAAGGCTCAGGGAGTACTGCAATTGCCAGGGCCAGTTGCGTGTCTGACATCAGCGGCGGTGCGCTGGTCGAGCGGTAGTATCTGGAGGCCTGCTCAAACTGGGCCCCGCGAATCTCTCCGTCCGAACCAATGAACGCAAGAGCGTCGCTCTTCGCCGATTTGAAAATCTTAGGCGGCTCAGTGGTGAGGGATGTGGTCGCCCCAATTAAAATGGTTGGCGCGGAGATTGTGATAAATATCGCGGCAGCGATAGGGTTGGCGTCGTCACCTGACACAGCCTGCGTACTAACCGATATTAGTAGGGCAGCTGCCAATGTCTTCCGTAAGTCCATTCTTCGATGCGTCCATTGTGATTAGCGGGCATCACCATAGCAGGGTAGGGGATCGCCAGATATGAGAAGCCCGGCATTAGGCTTGACTCATATGTGCGAGTTGCTTCTGTATAGGTATTGCTTATGCTGCGGCAAGACTCTTTTTAGAGTAGAGCGCGGACATGTTTTCAATTCCGAGTTTGGACATGGAAATTCTTATAGACCTGGGTTCGGGTATGTGGCCGCTGCCGGTTAGTTAATGCGATCTGCTGTCTGCGCTGGATTGCGACGACCTGTAACCACGTAAAGTACATCGACGCCGGCTTTAGCTACTCCAGCAAGGTAAATCGCATTCGGTACTCGCCCACCTCCCTCATACGTTGTCTGTGCATTCACTCGTACCCCTCCATAAGTGGCAAGTTCAGCCTGAGTGAGTTTTAGGCGCACGCGTTCTTCTCTCAAGCGTTGAGTTATCTCTTTCATAAGGTTCCAAATTTCAGGTAAATGGTTGTCGTGTCAGAAATTATGATTGAAATGATATCGTTTGTTTACGTAAGGAAAGCCTAAGGCAAGCGCCTTGCCAGTACTTTGCCCATAGAGCCAGAATTCCCTGCACAAACAAAGCTCCTGCCCCTAAAACCTTCAATACTCCGCGAGACTGTAGCATTCATCGGATCGGTCCCGTAGGCATGAAAAGTAAAGGCTTCTGCTTGTGTGTGGGCAGGGAGGGGGCGGCGGGCTCAGTCTTCGGGTGGCGATTTCATTCTCTGGCACCCATCGAGCTAGTAAATCGACCAGCAGCTCGGCAATGGCGTCACCTCATCCGCATACCCCGCCAACCGATCTTCCCCAGCCTGAAAAACGGTGCACATCTTCTGCACTGTCTGCGCATCCGCCTGTTCCTGGATGGCTTGGTAAGGGGTATGGATAGGCCTTCTAGTTTCTGAAATCAGGATGAGTTAATGGCAGTGCCGAGTGCCTGCCTTTTTGTCGTTATGACATCCCTGCTTGTCGGTGCGGCCTCCGTGGGCAATAGCAGATACAGAGGTGATTGCCAGTGCAGCAGCCAGTACCAAAGTGATAATTTTCATTTTTAACATCCTGTTATTAATAGAAGTCTTGCTTTTACAACAAGCCAGATCACTCGGTGGTTACGGCTTTAGCTGCTGCTAGTGAAGGGTCTTAGCCCACCGACTTTCGCCAATCCTGATCCTATCCAACGCCCGGTTTAGAGCATCCAAAGCATTGAGGAGGGCTTTCGCCTCCGCCTCCCGCCCATCGCCCCAAAGGCGCTCAGCCATTTTGTTCAGCTCTTGAATAGATTTCTCAATATCGGCCGCGGTTACCGTCGCAGCCTGACCAGGCTTCTCGCCCATCATCAATACGCCTGCAGCGCAACTGCGATACAGCTCAAAGGTCGCCACCGCGCCAAATGACCCGCCCTAATATGCGATGTTCGTTGAATTCGCAGCGTGAAAGAATCTGATCTGGATACTCGTCGTTGTCAGTGTTGTCGCTGCGGATGATCCAGCTTCCAGTGGCTGTCTGTATCAGCCGCTTGACGATTGCACCTTTATCAGCACTCACCATTACGTAAATCTGTTTATGGGCGGGCTCAACTTTTGACCTATCAATGAGTAGTACGTCATGATCATTAATTGTGGGCCACATACTATCGCCGTCGGCGTAGATGACAATCAGATTCTGAGGACTAGCTCCCTTCACGCGCAGCCAATCACGCTTGAATGCAAGCGTGGTGCGGATTTCAACGTACGGGTTTTCACTGCCTAGGCCTGCAGCAGCTTTTGCATCGTACTGAGGAATGAAGGCGTACTTATCGTCTATAGCTACAACGTCATCGCCTTCTGGGAAGGGGGTATTGGCGGAAGCTGTAGACTGATTAAGCGTTGATTGCCCCGAGCTGGCTCGCCTTATGCCCGCTGCAAGGGTAGGGCTAACTTCATAAGGCTCAAAATCTAAGGCTTTTGAAAGCTTTACTAGAGCTTCAAGATTCAGCGCTACTTTGCCAGTCATATATTGACTGACGGTACTTTGGGGGGATTTCCATTCGCAGCGCTCCCCTACCTCGGCCTGATTAAGAGGATGAGCATCGCCTCGAGCTTTTGATTCCCGAACCCTGGCTTTGTAGATTTCTGTGAGCCTCTTAGCGTCTGCAAGCTGCTCTGCGCTAAGTGGTGTTCTGATCGGTTTCTTCATGTCGTTGATTTAGTAGCAGAGCTGATAATTCTGCAAACAGCACTGCTAATCAATCCCTTGTTTTGGTCAAAGTAGCAGTGCTAATATCTGTTTAAATTCACCGCGAGATTTACCCGATGAAGACCGTAACCCTTGGGGAGTACTTGTCATCGCACGGCACCCAGAGCGATCTCGCCAAGGCTTTGGGCATTCAACAGAGTGCGGTTTCTCAGATGTATCGCTCGAAACGCACGATCAGCATCAGCTTGATGGATGACGGGACGATTGAGGCTAACGAAGTTCGCCCCATTCCGGCTCGAAAAGCAGCCGCATAACCAATATCAACAGCCAGGAGCGTCTAAGCATGTACATCGACCCCACCCACCTGCATGACAAGCCAACAAAGGTTCGCCTTGATGATGCTGCCGATGGCTTGCTGACAGCTATGGCGCGGTATCAGCGGACACAAAAAGCAGTGTTGGCCCGAGAAATCCTTGAGCGCGGCCTGAACCAAATGATGGAAGAGCTTACCTCGAAAACTGAAGTGGCCTGAAGTGGCCGAGGAGGGCCTGTGCCCGAAACAAAAGAGCTGGAAGTTCAGCTTGACGGGAGAGGTGTCAGCGATCTGGAAGTATTGGCCAGAAATGTAGGCATCACCCCCGAAGAGCTGGCAGCAAAAATCATAAAAAAGGCACTCGATCGAATGACCCGAACAGATCCATCCAGAAGCAATATTCGGCCGTTTCGTAAGGGCTCATAAGTCCCCGAGGGACTCAAAAGGATCGGATGACAAATCTCACAACCAAATAACAGACACAAAAAAGCCGGGGCGCAATCCCGGCTTTTCCAACTGCACTTACAAAAATACTGTGAGGCCAATTATGCACAGCTCGCTTAATACCAGCAATCCCCCTAACACTCCTGCGCCACATTTTTCGCAATCTGAAAACGTGGCGCGGGGTGTTTCTATGTCCAGCCTTGAGCTGGTCCACTTCATTAATTCGAAGCGCGATAAGAGCGAACCTACCCTGACGCACAAGAACTTGATCGCAAAGGTTCCGCGTGTTCTCGGGTCGGATCAATCGGCTAAATTTTCAGCCGATTACCTCGACACTCGTAGTCGCATTCAAAAGTGCTTCTTCTTCCCCAAGCGCGAAGCCTGCCTTATTGCAATGTCTTACAGCTATGAGCTTCAAGCGCTTGTCTTTGATCGCATGACGGCTCTTGAGGATCGTGAGCGCGCACGTGCGCTACCCAGCAACCCGAAGATCGTCGGCGAGCTGGCAATCCTTGAATGCTTTGACCGCCTGCTGAAACCTGCACCCTCCTGCAAAATGATGATGTTGGCTCAGATCGCCGCAAACAATGGGCTCGACGCCAAGTTTCTGCCGGGCTATGCCATTGATGCTGCCTCAGACGCAACTGGTGGCAGCTCTATGCCGACCAAGGCCGTTACCGCATTGATCAAAGAAAACGGCATCAGCAGCACCGCCGCCGCTTTCAATCGCGCATTGGCAGCTCACGGCTTCCTGAAACCATTGACACGCGTGAACTCGAAGCGCGAAACGGTGGAGTTTTGGGGTGTGACTGACAAAGGCCTTAAGTTCGGCAAGAACCTCACAAGCCCTCAGTGCCCACGCGAGACCCAGCCTCACTGGTATGTGGATCGCTTTCTTGAACTGGCCGCATTGGTCGGGAAGGTCTGACATGCAGTACACCGTCACGATTAACCAGGTGAAGGCGCTGGAATGGGGGCTGAATTCTCAGCAGGCCCTGCTGTTCGCTTTCGTCTACGGTTGCCCGAGCTGGGCCAAGCCAATCAAGACTGATGACGGGATCTTCTTTGCGCTGAGCAAGGCCAAGATCACTGAGGAGCTACCGCTGCTCACTGACAAGCCAGACACCGCTTACCGCATGCTGAAAGCCCTGGAAGAGGCCGGTTTGATTGAGCTTTCCAGCACTTCGAACATCACGCTTTTCCGCCTCACAGAGAAAGCGATCGAGTGGAACCAGAAGCTCGACGGGTCGGAAAAATATCCGACCCCACCAAACAATAATGGTCGGAAAAAAATCCGATCTACCTCGGATAAATCTCCGAGCAAGGTCGGAAAAAAATCCGGGCAGGGGTCGGATAAATCTCCGACAAATCAGGATACCAATCATCAGGGTACCAATCAGGAAACCAGTCAGGACTTGCAGGACGCCACCGGCAAGCCGGCTCAGTCCCGCGGCTTGGTGCTGGTGGTTGATCGCACCGATGCCCCACGGGTCGAGATCCCCGCTGACATGCCGGGCCCCAAAGACCAAACCTGCAAAACCTTCAAGGTCTGGGCGAACTACGCCATGGCTTACCGCAAACGCTACAGCGCCTGGCCGGTGTGGAATGCCAAGATCGGCGGCCAGCTCGGCCAACTGGTAGACCGTCTCGGCGCCGACGTCGCCCACCACGTCGCCGCCCACTTCCTGAAAACCAGCGATGCCGCTGTGCTGCGCAAGTGCCATAGCCTCAACGAGCTGTTGTCCAACGCTGAGAGTTACCACACCCAGTGGGTGACCGGTCAGCGCATTAACGGGACCACCGCCCGCCAGATGGAACGCACCGAGGCGAACGTCTCCGCTGCTGAGCAGGCTGCGCAAATGGTGCTGGCCAAGCGACAAGCAGGTGACCGCAATGAATACCTCTGAAATGAACGATCAGCAAGTCGCCGGGCTCGCTGCCGCAATTTGCGCGACTGCAGAGGCCATGGGGCAGGAAATGAACCCGGGTACTGCAGCAATGATGGCCGAGGATCTTTGTGTGTACTCGGTGCCTGTGGTCAAAGCTGCGCTGAAGGCTTGCCGCTTTGAGGTGAAAGGTAAGTTGGTCATGGCCGACATTCTTCAGTGGGTGCAAGCAGCAGACGGCCGCCCCGGCAAGGATGAGGCATGGGCCATCGCCATGACCACCAACGATGAATTTGAAACCGTGGTGCTGACTGACGAAATCCAGCTAGCGCTGGCCGCTGCAAAACCGGTTCTCGATGCTGGCGACAAGGTCGGTGCCCGCATGGCATTTATCAGCGCTTATGAGCGATTTGTGAGGCAGGCCCGCGAAGACACAAAGCCGGTCAACTGGCACGTATCCGTGGGCTTCGACGCCGACCGCCGTATTCAGGCCGTCACCCGAGCTGTGCAGATGCAGCGTATTCCCCAGGAGCGCGGCCAATTGTATCTAGCCGACCTGACACACGAGCCTGTCAGCGAGGATGGGCGTGCCATTGCTGGGTTGCTGACGGGTTCACCTTGCCAGCCGACCGGTGAGGTCCGCGCCAAGCTGGATGCGATTCGCGCCGACTTGGCCCGGAAGCGAAAAAAAAAGGCGGATGCTAGTGAAGCAGAGCGTTGCCGAGTTCTGACTGAGCTTAATCTTCGTAAAACCCATTTGATCAGCCAAGCGGCTGCCATCCAATCCAAGGAGGCCGCTCATGGCCGATGATGTCGATTTTGCAGATGCACATATTGAAAAAGAGCTGGCGTCAGCTCTTGCTTCTCGTGTGATTTACAGCGGTGAGAGCGCCCTTGAATGTGAGTGCGGGGAGGAAATCTCCGAAGGACGCCGTCTCGCAGTTCCAGGTGTTCGTGATTGCATCACTTGTGCTGAGCTTTCGGCGTTGAGGTTGCGGGGTGTTCGCCGTGGCTGAGGTCGCATTGATCCGCACTGCGCAAGGGCTGGTACCGGCAACCGAGGCGGACCGCGAACTGACCCAGAAGTGGAAACTTGGCCAAGTCATCCATGGACGGTTCACAAAAATGCGCAACGCCAAATTTCACGGGAAGTTCTTCTCGATGCTCGATCTGGCTTGGGAGTACTGGGAGCCTGTCGGAGGGCTGATTCCGCGGCAGGAGCTTCGCGGTATCCAAGGGCTGGCCAAGTTCTTCGAAGCGCAGAGTGGAAAGCCCGGGCAGTTATCGGATGCAGTGGCGGCGTATATCTCAGGTCTTGAGTTTGCCCGGGCTGAGCGCTTCCCGGCAGTTGATAAAAGCCGGGAAGCCTTTCGTGAGTGGGTAACCATCGAAGCAGGGCATTTCCACCTGGTGCATACCCCTGAGGGCATCCGCAAAGAGGCCAAGTCGATCAGTTGGTCGAGTATGGATGACTTGGCCTTTGAGCCGCTTTACCGCGACGTTTTCAACGTCTGTTGGCGGCTGGTGCTGTCAGCTCACTTCGAAACGGAGCAGGACGCCTTGAGTGCTGCTGATCAGATCGGGGGCTATGCATGAGTCTCGCAGTCAAGCAGCCTCGCCCCAAGAAATGCAGCGTTCCACAGTGCAGGGCCTCATTCGTCCCCCGGGAGAGCTTCCAGACCTGGTGTTCGCCGGACTGCGCTGTCGTCATTGCTCGCGGCAAGCAGGAGAAAAAGCGCAAGTCGCTGGCCCTGGTTGAGCGCCGCGAGATCAAGGTCCGCAAGGAGAAGCTGAAGAGCAGGGCGGATCACCTGCGCGAGGCTCAGGCCGCAGTGAACGAGTATGTGCGCCTGCGTGACGCGCACCTGCCGTGCATCAGTTGCGATTCGACGCCGAACGATAACGACCTTATGACCGGCAGCCGTTGGGATGCCGGGCATTACCGATCTGTGGGTGCCTGCCCTGAGCTGCGATTTGAGCCGCTAAACATCCATCGGCAGTGCGTAAGGTGCAACCGCAACCTGTCGGGCAATGCTGTGGAGTATCGCATTCGCCTGGTACAGCGCGTCGGTGTCGACAAGGTTAATTGGCTGGAAGGGCCTCATTCGGCCCGCAAGTACACCGTAGATGAGATCAAGGTCATTAAGGCCGAATACCGAGCAAAGACCAGAGAATTGAAGAGGGCGGCAGCATGAACTATCAAAACGTCATTTCTGCAGTTGTCCGCGCTCTGGCAGCGGAAACCATCAACTCTGCTGGCGGCTGCGACTTGGAGCCTAAGGTGCAGTGCGCTAAGCAGAAGGGGGAGATCGTAGGCAAAGAGGCGGCTCTGCTTGCTGACTGCATCGTGCACAAGCTTCTGCATGCCCAGCTCAGTCCGCGCCACTGGAACGCATTGGTGGCCAAGTACAGCACCCACCGTGGACGCAAGATCGACTCCATCGGTCGGCTTGTCGCAGTTGTGTCTTCGCCTGCGCCACTGCGCTTTACTCAGCAGGCGGTGTTGGTCTGGGCTGTGCCGCAGCAGTCAAAGGGCATACAGCGTACGGCGGTCGAGGTCAAAGCACCGAAGCACCGGGAGAACAAAGAAAAAGGGCAGTGGGATTGGCGCAACGCTGCGGCTGACGCGGACGTAGACCGAGCCAACAAGCACGCCAAGTCAGTGGCCGAAACGAAGCCGGGAGAGATGATTGTCCTCACTGGGTCGAACTACGACATGACCAACTGGGATTCCCAGGGCCTGACGGAGCGTACCTATCAGCGCTGGAACAAGACCATCAAGGGGGCATTGGAATCGATGGTGGATGAGGCTTTGGTCGATGCGCAACACATGCTTGAGGCGGTTGGAGTGCTGGAGTGCGAGGCGGCGTGAAATAGCCCCTCAAAAGGGCTTGCAAGATCATGTCGCTATGTCGCATTATTTACCCATCCTGTCATTCCTGCGTGTGTAGGAGTGAGCCGAAAAAGCCTCGCCAGAGAAATCTGCCGGGGCTTAGTCGTCTTCGGCCTAGGAGGATTTATGCCAAGAGCACAGCGTCGACACGACACATCACGCGTCAAGGCTCGCTTCTATAGAAAGCAGCGACTTCATGCCTGCTGGGTGACTAACCAGCGCAATGCCGGGCTATTCGCCAACCACGGCAAGGTCTGCTCCTGTTGGATGTGCGGCAATCCGCGCAAGCAGGGTGATCTAACCATGCAGGAGAAGCGCGCAAATCTGCATAGCTTTGACTGAAGCAGTCCGGCCCTCGCAAGGGTTTTATTGCTAGTAATTTCTCAAGCCTCGCCTTCGTGCGGGGCTTTTTTGTTTAAACATGCCCCACGGAGTCGAGCGCATGGAGTTCTTTCACCGCTTGCTCGACAAACTCGACTGGGCAATAGCTGGACTTCTCGGGTCTGTAGCCGCGGCATGGTGGCATCGGGACGATTTAATCAACCGCAAGGCTTGGGCGGTGTTCATCTTTTCGGGTGCGGTCTGTGCTCATTACCTGACGGGCCTGGTCAGTGCGTACTTCGGTATCGATGAGCCTCGCAGCGTTGCCGGTGTCGGCTTCCTGCTGGGAACCTTCGGTGGATCGCTGATTGCTGCGATTACCCGAGCTATCAAAGCTGCTGATCTGTGGGCGCTTATCCGCCAACGGTTTGGGGGAGGTAGTCCATGATTCTCGAATACATCAATGCCTACTCAGCTGGCGTCATTGCGCTGTGGGCGACTTGGTGCGTCTTAAGCGGGAAGGTTCGCGATGGGGTGCTGGGCAAGATTATCTACGCGGTGATTGCCTTGAGCGGCTACGCGATCCTGGCTCGCAGTGAGCGGATCTTCTTTGCGCCCACGATTGCTGGAACCACGCTGTATGTGTCGCTGGCACTAGCTGGCGCCCGACATTGGTTCATGGTCATGTACTGGCCACAGACTAAGATTTGGTTATGCAGGACGCTGAGCTGCGAGCACTGCCTGCACTGCGACAAGGCGACTGATGGTGTCGAGGGCCGGAGCAAGTAATCCACCCCACATTTTTGGAATGCGCCAGATTGTGGTGCAGTTCTTAAGCTAAGCGTTTTTCTTGAGTGATCCCTGAATATTGTGAAGCGCGTACGAAAGCTCGTGCTCTACCTCGTGAAGTCCCTGGTTCCACTTTTCGCTATGTGGATTCGTATCGGTCCTCATTCGAAAGTTCGCGGACGTGCTCCTAACAGCTGGGCCAAAGAAGAACTGCTCCAAGTCCGTTTTTGGGGCTTTCCTGCGCGATAGCGTTTCGTACTTGGCCGCGTCTTTGATCTCATCCTTCAGTTTGGTCAGCCGGGTTTTTAAAAGGTCGGTACTGTTCGGCGAGAGTCTTGATTTATCAGCGGCATCATCGATCAGGCTCCGGGCTTCGTCATGCCATCGCTGTAGTTCGGCAACAATGGCCAGAGCTTCGTTGTGGTCCAGTTCCATTTGTTCCTCCATCGTGCGCGCGGGGTAAGTGTGCCGCAGGTGAGTGCGGCACATGAGTAGCGCGTTACCGATCCTTTACTGGCGTCCATGACACAACCGGCTCATCGTAGCCCGCCTCTCTGAGCGCCTGGGCTCTGTGCGTTGCCGAGTCACTCTGCATTGATACGGTTGCAAGCAACTGATCCTGAACGTGGTAGAAGAGAACTTCTTCTGCTGGGGTGAATACAGTCAAAATTTCGGCTGTTTTCGGTATGTGCTTGTGCCTGTAACTCAGCTCAGCAATGAGTTGATCGCCATTGATTAGTGCGTCACATACTGCCTTGGCGGTGCTTTCAACATCGTAGTGAGGGATGCCATGAACGCGGTTTTCTCCTTCGTAGATCGTGTAGACCAAGCCCGTCACGCCCTTGTACCAATCTGGACTAGATGCCACAACATGATATTTCGTCACGCGCATTGCTCCTTCTGTAAGTAAATGACACCCACCAATACCGGCAACGCGCCACTATATCAAGCCGAACTACTCGTTGAATGACGTCCGAACGACGTTGAATGACCTGTTCTGCGAAAACACCCCATGAATGAGGCAAGCCCATGGCCCAATGCGGCGCTAAAACGCGCTCAGGGGAACCATGCAAGCGACACGCTGTTCCGGGTTCCTCTAAGTGCAAGTTACACGGCGGGGCTGCGTCTAAAGCCAATAAGGCGAATAAGCACGCTGCCAAGCCAGGCTCGATCTATAGCCAGTTCCTGACTGACGAAGAAAACGACGTGCTTGCCAGTATTGATCTGGGGCGCGTGGACGATGAGCTGCGCCTGACGCGCATTCGTTTGATGCGTGCGCTGGCCCGTGAGAATGAGTTCGGCAATGAGCTTGAGATCGACAGCGAGAAACTTGAAACCGGCGAGCATGGCGGCACAACGACCACCAGCAAGGTTCGGGACTACTCAGGTCTCATCGACCGGCTAACCGCCAGAGTCGAGAGTCTGGAGCGCACGAAAGAAGACCTTGAGACGCGCAGGCTCACAAACGAGAAGTTGCGCCGCGAGCTGAATCCTCCGAAAGACGACACGCCGGATCATGCCGTCGCCGAGTACACACTGAGCCCAGACGAAGATGTCCCAACTTCCCCGCACCTATGACGCGCCGGTACAGCTGACGCCGAAACAGGCGAACATTTATGTGTGGGGATTCCAGCCTAATGCCCGTTTCCGCGATGCGGTATGCGGGCGACGGTTTGGCAAAACCTTTCTGGGCAAGGCTGAAATGCGTCGAGCGGCCCGACTGGCTGCTGAGTGGGGCGTGAGCGTCGAGGATGAGATCTGGTACGCCGCTCCGACTCAGAAGCAGGCCCGCCGGGTATTCTGGCGCCGCCTGAAGCAGGCTATCCCTAAATCTTGGCTTGACTGCAAGCCGAACGAAACAGACATGCTTATCACCCTTCGCAGTGGGCACTTGTTGCGCTGCGTGGGGCTTGAGAACTACGACGACCTGCGGGGCTCCGGCCTGTTCTTTGTCCTGGTGGACGAATGGGCAGACTGCAAGTATCAGGCGTGGGAAGAAGTGCTTCGACCGATGCTGTCTACCTGCACCTATACGGTGAAGGGTGAGCACCGGAAGGGCGGCCATGCACTGCGCATTGGCACGCCGAAGGGCTTCAACCACTGTTACGACACATTCCTCGACGGCAAGCCGGGCCATGAGCCTGACCACAAGAGCTGGCTCTATACCTCGCTGGATGGCGGAAACGTACCTGCTGAAGAGCTGGACGCAGCCCGTCGCAAGATGGACCCGCGCACGTTCCGGCAAGAGTACGAGGCCAGCTTCGAGAACTATGCCGGCGTCGTCTACTACACCTTCAATCGCGAAGAGTGCCGTACAACCGAGCGCATCAAGCCGGGCGAGGCGCTGCACATCGGCATGGACTTCAACGTCATGAAGATGAGCGCTGTGGTCTACGTTGTTCGTGACGGACTGCCGCTGGCCCTGGATGAGTTCAAAGAGGGGCGCGACACGCCGGATATGATCGAGAAGATCAAGGTTCGCTTCCCGAATCACTCGATAGCGGTTTACCCGGATGCCAGCGGCCAGAACACCAGCAGCAAAAGCGCGAGCGAGTCTGACTTGTCTCTACTGCGCAAGGCTGGCTTTACCGTTGTTGTGGATTCGTCCAACCCGGCTGTAAAGGATCGGGTCAACTCGATGAATGCCATCTTGCTTAACAGCTACGGCGAGCGCCGCCTAAAAGTGAACACCGATCAGTGCCCAACGCTCACGCAATGCCTTGAGCGACAGATCTACAACGACAAGGGCGAGCCTGACAAGAAGGGGGGATATGACCACATGGTCGATGCTGCCGGTTACTTTATTGCCAAGCGCTTCCCGATCCACGTTGCCACAACATCCACCCAGCCTCTGAGAATGTAATCATGTCCAACGACCCAAGCATCACACTGGATGCCGTAGACCAGATGAGCGCCTATTGGGACGTGATTACGCCTCTGATGGGCGGGACGCTGGTCATGCGTGCGGCTCAGGCTTTACTGCCTAAGTACCCGGCAGAAGACGATGAGGTTTACAAAGAGCGTTTGCGCCTNTCCACGCTGCTGCCTGCCTACTCCGAGACGGTCGGAAACATGACCTCCCGCGTGTTCGCTGAGCCGCTGCAACTGGGTGACGACGTGCCTGAGCAGGTCNNGGAGCTGGCCAGCAACATCGACAACGCGAACAACGACATCAACGCTTGGTCGGTGGACTTCTTTCGGGAAGGTCTCAGCCACGGCTTGTGTCACGCGTTCGTTGACCACCAGAAGGCGGNAGGTGTTCGCACTCAGGCCGATGAGAAGGCAGCCGGGGTTCGCCCTTACGTCGTCATGGTGAAGCCTGAGCAGGTTTGCGGGTGGCGCGTGCGTGATGGCGTACTGAGCCAGGTGCGTTACCGCGAAATGATCGAAGAGTCTGACGGAGACTTCGGCACCAAACGCGTCGCACAGATTCGCGTGCTGGAGCCTGGCAAGTGGACGACCTACCGCAAGCCTAAAGAGGGTGGCGTATGGGCGATTCACGATCAGGGGACAACCAACCTTAGCGTAATCCCCTGGGTGACGTTCTACACAGGGCGCACAGGCTTTATGACGGCTAAGCCGCCGCTGCTGGAGCTGGCCCACCTCAACATCAAGCACTGGCAGAGCCAGAGCGACCAAGACAACATCCTGCATGTGATCCGCGTGCCTATTCTGGTGCGTATCGGCGTGCAGGCCCAGTACGACAATCAAGGGAAGGTAATCCCGCCTGAGTTCAAGGTGGGCACCGGGGCGCTTACGGACCTGCCCATTAACGGCGACATGAAGTATGTCGAGCACACCGGCAAGGCTGTCGATGCCGGACGTCAGGCTTTGTTAGACCTGATTGCGGAAATGCGTATGGCTGGAGCAAAGCTGCTCACGCCTGACAAGTCTGCCACCAAAACGGCCACGCAGGCCGAAGAAGAGGCTGCGCAGGATCTTTCCCCACTGTCGCGCATGGCGAACCACTTCGCCGACTGCCTGGCTCAGCTGCTCCAGTTCATGGCCGACTACCGAAGCCTGGGCGAGGGTGGCACGGTTGAGATGCGCGGCAGCTTCGACGTGGATTACATGCCCGAAGTGTCACTGCCCACGCTGGTGGCCATGGCGAACGCTGGCATGATTTCCAAGGAAACACTGTTCACTGAAATGCAGCGNCGCGGCGTGATCAGCGATGAATACGACTGGGCTGANGAGCTGGAAAAGATCGACTCACAAGGGCCNGCGCTCGGGGAGCTGTAAATGGCAACCGTCAACGAGCAGATGCAGGCNGCNTCCATCGGCCACGCGGTAGACCTNCAACACCTCAGCAATGCCGAGGTTCGCAAGGTTATGCGGCTGCTCAATAGCGTGGACGCTGATCTGCGTGTAAAGCTGATNGAAGCGATTGAGCGTCTTGGGCCTGACTCATACACGACCANACACTTAAACACCGTCTTGGCCTCTGTGTACGAGCTGAATAAGTCGGTTTACGCCTCGATTGGCGAAGCTATGGCNGAATCTGTTGTGAGCATTGGTCAGTACGAGGCTGGCTATCAGGGCGAGTTATTCGCCAAGGTTATCCCAGCGCAGGTACTGGCTCAGGTCCGCCTGAGCACTGTAAGTCTTGCCCAGGTGCGTGGCATTGCGCTTGCTCGGCCATTCCAAGGGCGCTTGCTCAAGGAGTGGATGGGNGACCTTGAGGCGGGCCGGGCTGCAAAGATCCGCGACGGCATCCGCATGGGGATGGTCGAGGGACAAACCACGGGCCAGATCGTGCGCCGCATCATGGGCACCAAGGCTCAGGGCTATGCTGACGGGATCATCGAGCGCAGCCGTCGCGACGTAGAGTCGATGGTCCGCACGGCTATTAGCCACACGGCGCAGGGCGTGCGGGAGTCCTACTACAAAGCCAACAGCGAAATTGTTGCCGAGGTTAGCTGGCTAAGCACGCTGGATGGTAGGACTAGCGCCCCTTGTAGGCTGCGCGACCGCCTCATTTACACCAATGACGACGATCACGCCCCTGTTGGCCACAAGGTGCCCTGGCTCAGCGGGCCGGGCAAACTGCACTGGTGCTGCCGCTCGACTTCAACCCCGATCATCGCAAGCTATGAAGCCTTGAAGCAGGCCAAGGGGCTGCCAGAAGGTGTCAGGGCTAGCATGGATGGTCAGGTGCCGCAGTCAACGAACTATGGCGAATGGATCAAGTCGCAGGGCGCGGCAAGGCAGGATCAGGTGTTAGGCCCGGCACGCGGCAAGCTGCTGCGTGATGGTGGTCTCGACCTCGATCAGTTCTACAACGACAAGGGCAAGCTGCTCACCCTTGATCAGCTACGCGAGCAGGACGCCGCGGCATTCGGCCGGGCGGGCTTGTAGTTATCCGCGCCACGAAACGCGATTACGCAAAACGTAGCGCGCACTTTCACAGCCTCGGCCATTGCCGGGGCTTTTTATTGCCTGTCTGTTCGGATGAGCGGGGCGCACTGGGCCGGATGGCCCGACAACTGGCCGGATGGCCTAGAGAGACGAAATGAAGCTGAAGCTCGATGAAAACGGCAACGCGGTTCTGCAAGATGGCAAGCCTGTCTATGTCCATGAGGACGGCAAAGAGGTGGCATTTGATGCTCCTGGCACCGTGGCCACCATCACGCGCCTGAACTCCGAAGCCAAGGGCCACCGCGAGCGCGCCGAGAATGCTGAGAAGGCCGTAAAGGCTTTTGAGGGCATTGACGATCCTGCCGCAGCCAAAAAAGCCCTGGCAACCGTAGCCAATCTCGACGCCAAAACACTGGTGGATGCCGGTGAAATCGAGAAGGTTAAAGCCGAAATCAGTAAAGCCTTCCAGCTCCAGTTGGACGAAGTGACCGGCAAGGCGCAGACCTTCGAGCAGCAGCTGTATGCCGAGAAGATCGGCGGCAGCTTCTCCCGCTCGAAGTTCATCGCCGACAAGCTGGCTGTTCCGGCTGACATGGTTCAAGCCACGTTCGGGCAAAACCTGAAAGTTGAAGACGGCAAGGTGGTCGCTTACGACGCCCAAGGTCAGAAGATTTTCAGNCGCGCACGCCCTGGTGAGCTNGCCGACTTCGACGAAGCTATCGAAACACTCGTCTCGCAGTACCCGCACCGCGACCACATCCTGAAGAGCTCCGGAGCCAATGGCGGCGGCGCTCAGAACGGCGGTGGCAACAACCAAAACACCAAGGGCAATTTTGGCGGNGGCAAAGAAGACCGAGTCGCCGCTATCAAGGCCATGACCGCAACCAGTTAAGGAGTCACCATGTCCCTGTCGAACATGAAGGTATTCAACGATTACCTGAAGAAAGTCACCATCGAAACCCTGACGCAGGACGTTGCGAAGTTCAACGCTGCCTCCGCAGGCACCATCCGCTTGACTACCCAAGGTATCGACGGCGACTTCCTGCAAGAGTCCTTNTGGGCTGGCCTGCACGGCGCGCAACGTCGTGTAGACCGTTACGCTGCCAACGGCACTCAGGCAGCAACGCCGCTTGCTCAGAAGCAGTACGACTCTGTGAAGATCGCAGGCGGGTTTGGCCCGATCCTGTGGGAGCNTTCGCAACTGTCGTGGGTTCAGAAGAACCCCGAAGAAGCGCTGGANGTNATCAGCCGCAACCTGTCCGAAGCCATCATGTCGGATCAGTTGAACACCGCCATCGCCGCCCTGGTCGCTGCCATCGGCAACCAGCCGNGCGCTACCAACGACGTTTCCGCCACTGNCGGCTTGAACTACATCGCTATCAACAACGCGCACGCGCTGTTCGGTGATGCTTCGCAGCGCCTTGTCGCCCAGGTTATGACCGGCGCCATGTACCACAAGTTGCTGGGTCAGAACCTGGCCAACGCTGAGCGCCTGTTCAGCTTCAGCGGCGTGCAGGTGGTCGATATTCTCGGCAAGGCCGTGATCGTTACGGATGCGGCCGCNTTGTTCGAGGCGGGCACTCCTGACAAGCAGAAGGTGTTGAGCCTGGCTGACGGCGCGGCGGTGGTGATGGACGGTTCCGACCTGATTACCAACATCGAAACCTCCAACGGTAAGGAGCGCATCGAAACCACCATGCAGGCTGATTACACGTTCGGCCTGGGCCTCAAGGGCTTCACCTGGGACACCGCCAACGGTGGAAAATCTCCGACCAGCGCTGAGCTGGCCACGGGCACCAACTGGGATCTGGTTGCGAACAGCATCAAGGGCTCGGCGGGTGTAATCACGATTGGCGACGCTGCCAAGTAATCGAGCGGGCGGCCTTCGGGTCGCCTGAACTATCTGCAAGGAGTCCGTCATGGGCGAGAAAGTCATTTACGAGAAACACCCNGTCACTGCTGAGCGTAAAGCTGAGCTGCGCCAGAAGGGCTACAAGATCATTGATGCCCAGTTTGCGCCGGCTGATTACAAGAATCCCGAGCCGATCAAAGCTGGCAAGTCCAGCGGTGGCANCAAGCCGAAAACCGAAGCAGAGAAGCAGGCCGCACACTCCGCAGAAGTCGAAGCGGTCAAGTCNGCGCTGACTGCCAAGAGCATCGAGTTCACCGCAGAAGCCACCCTCGATGAGCTGAAAAAGCTNCTGGACGAGGCCAAGTAATGACCATTTACATCACCGTTGCGCAGGTTAACGAACTGCTCGGGGCTACCTGGGTGCCAGAAGACCAGAAAGCGCGCGCGGTGCTGATGGCTAATACCTGGTTAACCAATCTCGGCTTGCCTGAATTCGACCCGGTCCCGGGTGACGTGATCCAGGCAGGTGCAGAGATCGCCCGCGAGGCCGCAGCAGGCAACATTTACGGCAGTGTTGAGACCGGCGTGCTGAGCAAGTCGGTTGATGCTGATGGCGTGTCGAGCAGCAAGTCTTACTCGGCATCGTCTCGCAAAATCAGTGCTGGTGAGTCGTTCGCCATGGCGCTGCTATCCCACTACTTGGGTGGTAACAATGGGCAGACCAAGATCGTGAGGGGCTGACATGGGGCTGCGCGACGAACTACAGGCAGATCTGGCCGAAGCATTCAGCACAGACTTGGCAGACGCGGTACTGCNATTCACGGGCACCTACACAGTGCCCGGNGCATGGGACCCTGTGACCGAGACGGACACCAGCGTCGAGGCGACTTACACCGGGCGCGGCGTGCTGGGCAAGTACGAAACCAGACGCATCGACAATATCAANATNTTGTCGAGCGACCTGAAGCTGACGGCGCTCACCAACGAGGTGACTGACCGCCCGGCCGAAGGCCATACGATCAANGCTCCGGATCTGGCAGACCGCACTCAGTTGGTCAGCTACCTGGTGAAGNCGGTTCAGGTTGACCCGGCGTCCGCNACGTTTCGTATTCAGCTGAGGGCAACCTAATGGCCATNCGTGGAAGCTGGAGTGTGCCGCCCAGCCTATTTGCTGACGTAGTTGAAGAAGACCTAACGAAGCGAGTTCGAACTATTGCNCTCGCAATGCTTCAAGANATCGTGCTGCGTTCTCCTGTTGATACCGGTCGGTTCCGAAACAACAANATCGTAAGCATCGTCAGCCCCGTTTATGCGTCCACGGTTGAGACTGATGCCTCTGGTGCAGGGACTATCTCCCGCGGCGCAGCTGCAATGAGCGGCCTTGAGCCTTATACGACGGTATTCATTCAGAACAACCTCCCTTACGCGCAAAGGCTTGAAGATGGTCACTCTAAGCAGGCGCCTCCAGGCGGAATCTACGCAGCCTCATTCCACGGCGTATCACAGGCGTTCAAATAA